TTTGAAACATGCACTAGTTACAGATTCTGTTGTAGTACATCATGATAAAAACATAGGAAAAACAACTGAAGCTGTAGTTAAGGATTATAACCAGATGTACAATATGACTAGTGGTTCTTATCCTTTGTTTAAAGAAAAATGGAATTTGTAAAACAAAATAAGATGGTTAAAAAAGAAACAGGATCCGTTAGTGTAAGTTCTATAAGAGAATCGATAGATTCTATAGAGACTTTAACTAGAATGTATAAATCCAAAAGACTTTCTACAGAAAGTTACATAAAACTTGTAAATGAAAATTTATATAAGTTGACAACTAGAAGAAATTATTTAAAATATTTAAAAAGCATAGGACAATAACATGTATAGATACGAAATAATAAACAGAATTATCGAGAGTAAGGGTTATACAAATTATCTAGAAATCGGAGTAAGAGACGGAGAATGTTTCAAACATATATGCTGTGCAAATAAAATTGGTGTAGACCCTGCTCCAGTTTCAGAGCACACTACCCATATCATGACATCTGATTCTTTTTTTGAAAGCTTAGAAGCTGACACTAAATTTGATATAGTTTTTATCGATGGATTACACCTAGATCACCAGGTTGATAAGGACATAAAGAATTCATTAGATCGTCTTGCAGAAGGAGGTACTATAGTTTTACATGACTGTAATCCGCCTACTAAATTTCATGCTGCAGAATCACCTGTTTTTACAGCTCCTGCTAACGGTGATTGGAACGGAACAGTATATCTTTCTTTGATAAAGTTAAGATTGTATAGAAACGATCTAAAACTTGTTACTGTTAATTCTGATTGGGGAGTTGGTATTTTAACTAGGGAGACTAACGAAACATTAAATGCTTTTCCAGATTTAGCAGTTTCTTGGGATTACTTTACAAATAATAGAAATGAGATATTAGGTCTTGTTTCAGTAGATGAATTCGAATCCATGTATCAAAATTATACAGAGGTTTAATTTTGAAATTATTTTTCGAATTGATCTATAAATAATAGTATGAACATAGAAAAAGGATACAAGCTAGTTCTAGAAAAGGATAAGGGAAAGACATATCTCGAAATAACTAGACATAAAGTATCTTATATGGACAATATACTTATTATAAATAGTATCGGAAGTACAAAGTACGAAGATACTTGGATAATAGAAAAAGATTTGGATGGCTGGCTTACTAGCCTAGGAAAAGAAGGATTTACAAAAATTAAAACAGTAGAAGATGTGGAATCTACTAAAAAAAATATTCGGAGCAAAAAATAAGAATATGGAAAATATAGAAGAAATAGACATTGAGGTTCTTGATAGAGAACTTAAGCCTTTCATTTATAAATGGACTAAAGGTGATAACAGTGGTGATGTTTGTGAATATGAGAATGTGTTTAAGGATCCTACTACAGGAATAATTTGGATAAACTTCAAAGGAGGAACTAGAATCAATTATGCTTTACTGGAGGAATATATGATACAAATAGATTCCTCTGCTATTGTTCACAGCGAACCCATAACACAACAGCTACCTGTAAGAAATGTAATGATTGCTGACAGTAAAAGTAAACCACAATTACCAGATAATCCTATAGTTAGCTTATTAGAAAAACAAAAACCTAATTGGGTCGAAGTTGGAATTAATTTAAAATTAAACTTACCTACAAAGAATCTTTACAATGTTCTTAATAGTTCTTTTGAGGACGCAGAGGAAGAAATTATCGAATTCGTGGTTAGAGATTTGGATATAGAATTGATAAAAGAAAGTTTAAGAATAAATATAAGAGATATATACAAATCAAATGGAACTTTACGAAAAAGCGGATCAAACAGTACTCCAAAAGACGAAGAATAAAGAAGTCGTTGAAATTGATGGGCATCTGTTCATAAGACAGATAAATCCTGGTGTTATAATAATGCCATACACAGTAAACGATAAGGGAATGCCTGATAAGATCGGGATCATCTCAGAAGTTCTTGACCAGAGACCTGGCGGAATGTCTAAGACCTTAATTACCGGATCACAGGACGATGATGACTCAAATATATTCGAAACAGCAGTACGAGAATTAGAGGAAGAATCTGGATTTAAAGTTGAAGAGCTAAAGAGATGGGATTTCTTAGGAAGTTTATATACATCAAAGATGGTTCTTAATTCTAATCCATGTTTCGCTGTTAATATTACCGGATTGGTGTCAGGGGAAAAAACAACTGACGGGTCTAAAGCAGAAAAACATACAAAATTCGAACTAATATCTGTCGAGGATGCTTTAAATCTTGACGATTCTTTAGTTTGTACACTTTTTATTAAAACTTTTAAAGATATTTTCACCCAAAAAGAAGAAGAGAATGAATCTACCGAATAGAAAAGAAAGAAGAAAGATCGCAAAAGAATTGGGTCTTTTTGGTAAGAATAAAGACAAGAATAACGAAGAATCTAAGGAAAGATCCAAAACTATGGGTAACTTACTTAGATTAAGAAACCTAACAGAACAAAGAAACCGTAAAAAAAATAACTGATTTTATAGTGTCTATTAAATCTTTTATAGTTCCTAAGATGGAAAGAGCCAAAAGTTTCAATCAGGAAAACTGTGGAACTTTTCATATTATAGACGTTAATCTTTGGTTTAAATCTAACAACCTTACCCCCTCGTGTATGAATGAAATAAGACAATACATATTCGAGGAATGGCTACACAAGAAAATCTCTAGCTCAAAATCTAAGATAACATCCGGAGTCAATCTTGTTATAGTATATGATAGTCCTACTGATCTATTTATTGATCTCTTAAAACAAAAAATCGTGGATATTTTAGAACATGATTTTTGCGATGTCGTTTTAATTGATTAATAAAAAATAGGGTATATATAATACTATAATAAGATTAATGTATGGCAACACCGGCAGTAACACCAAAGGATCTTGGTACTATAAAAACACCAACAGAAGGTGGTGAGGTAGTAAGTCAGGTACAGTATTTTACCAACGGGGTAATATACACTAATCCCGCAGATAAAACTTTTGCTACTTACGAGTTAGCTGAGATTAAAAGTTTACCTAAGAGTTTATTTTATGATGCTGCTACGTCGGATGGCGTATATAGAGGTCTGTTTGCTTATTACGTTCTAGGTAGAGGGATGAACTACTCTTTAACCGAACAAAATAAGTATCTAAAGAAAGTAACACCTCAGGTATCTAGAAATCCTACCGCGAAACAAATAATATCTACTGTTACTGGTAATTCAAAGGAACCTAGATATTTGGATCCTAATAGTCCTTATAGAGGTCAGGTTTATAACGTTAAGGATTTTATATTTTGTAAATACTACGGAATAATACCAAATAATAGAATGCTTACATTAAGAAGATTTGCTTATCCTACATTAGACTCTTTAAAGGTTTTAGCAAATGATAATGTTGGTGATTTCGTAGTTGGTCCAGACGGAAAACCAGTATATCAAAAGAAAAAAATCGAAGGATTAGAAAAAATCCAAGATAGGCAAAATAAATATAATACATCATTACCTCTTTGTCAACTCGTAACATATTTTGGAGGAGACACAGGAAACTCTTTAAATACTATAATAGGAATAAATACCGGTTTAAATTTTTCTATGGAATCTCAATCTTCTTTAATAGAAGAGAATACCGGAGATCCTGGTTTGATGAACTCTCCATATGGAGATCTAATAAAATCTGCCATTACAAGTGGAGATGGATTATCTGATACTAATATTGATCAGCTAGATAAGCTAACAGGAACTCTTCTTACACCTGAAAGAAACCAATCGAAATTACAAAGAGCTCTATTGGAGCAGGCTGTAGCAGCGGACGGACCATTATCTAAGAAAATATTTGTTAATGTTAACACCGTAGAAAAGATGATGGTGAGAAAACAAGGATTTGTTGGTGGGGTTGATGAGTTTAGTTTAAGTTTCCATTATACACTTAGCTCCGCTGGTGAGGTTAATTCCAGATTATTATTTCTGGATCTTATGACAAATATACTATCCATGGGTTCTGATTATGGACAGTTTCTAGCTCCAGAAATAAGACTAAATCAGACTAATCTAGGTATGGGATTCCCTGGAGGTCCTGAAGGATATGCACAATCAATAACTGATCCTATGGCATATATTAGAACAATAGTCTCTAAAATGTTTTCTAAGGGTGAGGTAGACAGGCAATACGAAGCGGAAAAGAAAATGTCAGATGAAATGACAGAATTAGCAAACAGTGTTAAGAATTTTATCAGCGATCCGAGTAAGGGTATAGATCCTAATTCTAAGCTTTATAAATCTTTGTCTGTTATGATCTCTGATCTATTCTTGAAGAAAGTTTATTATTCGCCTATAATGTTAAGTGGATATCCTGTAGGTGAATGGCATTTAACAGTAGGAAATCCTTTAAATCCTATAGCTATGATAGGAAACTTGGTATGTAAAGGCGTTAAGATATCATTTAATGATGAATTAGGACCTGATGATTTTCCTACAGAGATGACTGCAGTTATCTCACTGGCTCCAGGAAGACAAAGACATAGAGGTGATTACGAATCATACTTTAACAGAGGTAAAGGAAGATTATATCTTGGTCAATTAGTAGCAAGCGGTGAATCTACAAAAGCTTGGGTTACTACACAAGGTAGATTCCCTAACGATACGGAAGGCAAAGATATTTACGATATCACAAACGAAAATATATCTCCACTTACTACTGCTCTTGTCGGTGCCACTGGAGGAGTAAATAATCCTGGATTAAATACAGGAAATTAAATAATCTCAATAGTATGTTAGCGATTGATATAATAGAAAGAAAACCTTATTTCACTAATCCAAATACCGGAGAGTCTTATTTAGATCTTTTATCTCCTTGTTGGAATTCTAGACAGGTGAGATACACGATAAAGAGCATTGCGGTTGTATCAGATGAGACTGAAATGAGAGGTGATCTTGTTTCGATACTTTATATGACAGATTCTTCAAAAGTTGGAACAATTCTTAAGCTTAACAATATATCTAATGCTTTAACTTTGAAGAGAGGCGAAATATTATTCATTCCTGGCGATGAAATGGTTAATGATCTATATGCAAGTGCAGAAAAAGCCAATAATCAGAAACAAAAGGCAAGATCATTCAGAAAAGAATTACAGGATAAAATATCACAAGTAAGTGCAGATAGATTAGAATACTTAAATTCTAAAAATATATCAAATCTTGCTAGCGTCCCTCTCCCTCCAAATATTTTACAAGAAGGTCAGCAACAGATACAGGTACAAGAGGGAAGATTGTTATTTGGTCCTGATATAGGTCAGTGTAGAAGTAAAGCAGCAAAAAATGTTTCTGTTACGGATATAAAAACAAAATTAGCACAAAAGAATATTTTTAAACGTTAAAAAAATGGCGACAGAGTTTAATACAAGAAAAGCAATATTACAATACAGGAATCCTGATATAGTTCTAGATGATCTTAGCGTTGTTGATACGTCTAATCAGAAGGGTGATATAGAAGCTAATGACAGAAAAGTAAATAATACACAGAAAAAATATTTTGGATTCGTAGAGCCTTTAATAAAGATAAACTCACACCATGTAAGCGGACTCAAATTTTTTAAATTAGACATCACTGGATTTAAACCCACCCTGATGTTTAGATTTGTTACCATAGATGAAAAATTCATAACTACATCTTTTCCTAAAGATGGTGATATTGTATCGATTTATATAAGACCTGTAGGTGAATTATTTAAGCCAATTAGGATGGACTTCATTATAAATGAAGTTATTTCTAATCTGAATCACCAGCCTTATGATAACTATGAAGCTTCTTCTGGTAGATTTCAGAGCTACACTGTAATGGCAGAAATAAGAATTCCTAAACTTTATACGAACATATCTAAAGTTTATAAAGGAAATAGCACTGACGTTCTTATTAAAATAGCTGAAGAATTGAAATTGGGATATGCTTCCAACGAGACAAAGACTAATGACGAAATGAATTGGCTTTCTCCCAATATAGATTATCAGACATTAATAAGACATGTTGTTAACGGAGCTTGGATAAGCGATGAGGATTATTTTGATTGCTGGATAGATCAGTATTATAATATAAATTTTGTCAATCTCAAAAAACAATTTGACGAGAAGAACGACACGTTAGAAACAATGAGGGTAGCTTATGGTACTGAAGACTACGGAGATCAGGTAGGAGGAACAGAAACTATGGAGGTTGAGATTCCACTATTGCTTACTAACTCTAGTCAATTTACAAAATCTCCTCTCTTCATTAGAGATCTTGCATTGGAACAGAATGCTGGTAGAATAAACCAGGATCTGGGATATTTTCAAAGAATACAATTTTACGACGACAAGCTAGTTTCAGATAGACCAAAAAATAAATTTGTTGGCTATAATATAGAAAGTATTACGAATAAAAATCTTGGAGGTAGAGACGTATTAAACAAGGGAAGACTTGGTGAAAAATTATATAGGGAGGAGATAAAGAAAACTTACATCGGTACTATGTATTTTGAAAATGTACATGAAAATTTTCAACAAGCATCTGTACAAAACATACTTAACCGGAATGATTCTTATAAAATATTATTAAGGGTTAAAAATGCTAAATGGACTCCTTTTTTATACAGAGGCCAAACTTTTCCCGTAGTTATACTATCTGAAGGTAGTAGTACCATGGCATCTTCATCTAAGTATAGTCCTGCTGGAGGACAAGCATCTTCTCTTGCTACTCCTGGAGATAAGAGAATGGTTAACGCATTCCTTTCTGGTAACTACGTAGTTCTAGGATTTACAATAGAATATGATGAGTATGGGATGTATCAAACTATGATACTAGGAAAAAAACAGTGGTCATTAAACCCTGGTCTTTCATCAGAGCCTATATCATTGGATCCTAAGCTTTTCGACGCAGACTTTAACGATCTTGTAAAAAATGCTTCATCGTTACTACAGGAGAGTTTACAGAAAGTTAAGAACGACATATATAGTAAAAAATAATTAAAAAGAAATGGCGGATTTTTTATCAAGTCTAGGAGATAAGGTTATACCAAATAAGGACGACGTTCTTAATAGGAAGATAGATTATCAAAGAGAAACTTTCTTAAAAGGTGTATCAAATACAAAATATGGTAAAAAGGAAGATCCTACATACCTACATTTTAAATTCATATTTGATTTTGGTAATACTTCATATCTAGATCCGGAGACATTTCTTGCTCCGTCACCTCTATTTAGATCGTTAAACAAAGTTGCTTCCGACCAGGATATAAGAAATCTATCAGGTGATATCTTTGGTGTTAATCCAGAAGATAAGACACTTGTAAATACAGCATCTATATCTCCTCTAACCGCCATAGAGGGTAAAAATGCTGGTAATTTCTATTCGGATATGGACTTCTTTTATGGTAGTAAACAAGGTATTCCTACGAGAGATCAGGGGAACTATAACATCAACGGTGGTGGTGTAGCTTATTATGGAGCACAAGAATACTTGTTTCAGAGATCTAAGAAGAGACAGGAAATGCTGGAGGCTTTTAAGAAGGGTCTATCATTTGTAAACGAAAAATGCCCTTATTACTTCCAATCGGTTAGTGGATTGGATCAGCTTCTTAAAGTAGATATAAAGAATCTACATAAGCCAGGAGGAAAGCCACAAAGAATGGGAACATTAACTATCGATTGTTTAGAGTCTATAGACATGAGGATGTTCTCACTTTCTGAATTGTATAGAAAAGCTATTTATGACTATACATATCATAGAACGATGGTTCCTGAGAACCTTAGGAAGTTTAGAATGTGGTTAGTTGTTACTGAGATAAGAAACATACAATTAAAGAATGACATTAACGATGTTTTAAATCCATTTTCAATACCTTCTGTTGCCAATGCCGCTAATTTCTTAGATAGCTTTAATTCACAGACAGGATTTTTAAATAACACACAGGGAATATTACAAAAAAGCACGGGTGGTCAGGGATCTGAATACCAAGATAAATTTGGTAGCTATACTATGGGACCTTATGCTTTCATATATCAATTTGATCAATGTGAATTCGATTTCGATGATTCTTATCCTTATTCTCAGAGCATAGATAACAAGGGAGGTACAGCTGTTAGTAGTAAATTCAAGATCCATGTTGGAAGAGTAAAAGACTATAAACTTCAGTTTAATTTACTTTCTGATGTTCTGAAAAAAGATGATAATATAAAATCCATGGTTTTGTCAGATGTATGGGGATCTCCTACAAAGGATTATAACGATTATGATTATGATGGAACACAGGGAGTTAGCAGCTTAGATTTTTCTACGGATCCAAATCCTAGTGAATATTTTGCACAGCTTGCATCTAACTTTATAACTAATACTGTTGCCGATCTTAAAAACCAAGGTGTTTCTATGCTACAAGGTGCTTTACTTGGTAACATTTACGGTATGGGTGGACTAAATATTGGAGCTTCTACCAGTAGCGCACAGAGTTTAATCAGTACTTTAAAAGGTGGTATACCTAATCCTTTTGCAGATAATACACCTCAAGCTAAGGGTCTAGGAGGTCCTTCTGAAAGAGCATATCCAACATTGAATGAGGATGCGTATACGGGAACCCCTTCACAGACTCAACAAAATCTTGGAAATTCCTATGGATCTTCTGCCGGAGGACCTGCAGGTTCTAATTTAGGAGATACTTATCCTACAGTACCAGAAAAACCACAATATCCTTCAAATAAATCTGATGAGTACAAAGAAGTACCTGGAAAAGATTTAGGGGCTCCTGGGAGAATTTATCCCAAGCCTTCTGGTGACGTATATCCTACTGTACCTGAAAAAAATCAATATCCTACTAACAAATCCGATGAATATAAGGGTGTTCCTGGAAAAGATTCGGGAGTACCTGATAGGGTTTATACCCCAGCATCTGGAGATGTGTACCCTAGTGTACCTGAAAAAAATCAATATCCTGCTGTTAACGCAGATGAATATAAAGATGTACCTGGAAAAGATTCAGGAGTACCTGCTAGGGTTTATCCGCCAGCTTCCGGTGACGTATATCCTAATGTACCAGGAACTGATCTAGGTGCACCAGATAGACAATATTCTAAAGTTATCGAAGATGTTTATCCGCCAGAAACACCGGTAAATACTAATACTCTAGGTACGGCTTATAATAATCTTCCGCCTCAATATACTAATGTTAGTGGTAAAGAATATGATAAACCTGGACCTACAACTCCTCCTGTCATGGATGATGTTTATAGTAACAATCCTTATACGTATCCTACATTGCTCGAACAAAGAGCTTATAAAGATCCGGATCCTAGGAGAGAGGAACCGATGGGCGATGCTTATAGTAACGATCCTGTGGTTAACAATAATCCTTCATATTCAGATAGAGTTTATAAAGATAACAAGTTTTATACTATGGGAGCTAACATGGGTGATATTTACCCTAATGTTCCAGGATCAGACTTGGGAGGACAGGGAAGGTCTTATCCTGGAGTAAATGATAGCGAATACGATCAAGTTTCACAACCTCGACCTACTAACTTAGGAAGAAGTTATCCTTCATCATAAATGAAAACAATTATAATTTTTTACTATAATTAGAAATGGGACTAGTAGACAGAAATAGATTAGAGAGACCGAATACGGATATCTCTCATTATTTGGGAGTTGTTGTAGATAACAAGGATCCCGAATTTAGAGGAAGAGCAAAGATCAAGGTATTTGGTGTATTCGAGGATATTCCAGACGAGGATCTACCTTGGGCACATCAAAGATTTGAACAAAGTTACGGTATAAGGGGAGGATCTGGAAGAATGTCAGTTCCTAAGCTTGGATCTGTTGTTCATGTTCAATTCAATAACGGTAACTATTATAGCCCCGAATATAAAGCTGTTCAGGAATTATCTCCTGACCTAATAGCAGAGATAAGAAATAGTTATGATGGTGCACACTCCTTAATATATGATGGTATAGAAAGATTAAAAATGTTCTATACTGTCGAGAAGGGATTAGTTATAGATCTAAAGGACTCTAAAATAATTATAAGAAACGATAATTCTATACTTATTACGCATGCTGACGACACTTCATCAATAGAATTAAAGGGCGGTAAAATAACTAAGTATGCTGACCAGGAGATAGAAAATACTGCTATTACTAGAATTAAACATAGTTCTGAAGAAGTTTG